TCTTCATCTTTTGTGCATTTTAATAACGTCAAGCCCGGCACGATTTTGATGGCGAACTCTTGGATGCAGCATCAATTGACGCAAAACAATTCACAAACAGAAACAAAATCTGTACACTTTATTGTTTCACACAAGGATCGATAGTGCAATATTTGTTAACCCCCCGCGCGCTACCTATAGAACCTTGGGCTTGGTGGGAAGGTGCATTTACGGATCAAGAATTAGATTGGCTTCAAGCTAAAGCTAAAAACGCTGAAATCAATGCGTTAGTTGGTGGGTCTAGTGATGTTGTACCAAGCATACGTCGTTCGCAAATTTCGTGGCTAGATAACACATCAGACACTGAATGGGTTTTTGCCAAACTTGCTGACGTTGTATTGCAAATGAATGCGCAACACTTTCGTTTTGATTTGACTGGCTTTGGTGAGCCAATGCAGCTTACAAACTATGACCAATCAGAGAACGGTATGTACGGTTGGCATCAAGACTACAACCATATAAAAATAAGCCGCAAGTTATCAATTACCGTACAACTAACTGATCCAGCAGAATACGAAGGCGGCAACCTCCAAATTATGACTACCGGCCAACCACAAAATGTGCGGAAACAGCGCGGTTTAATTGCAATATTTCCTTCTTATGTACTACATCAAGTTACTCCAGTAACACAGGGTAGCCGTCAATCTTTAGTAACATGGGTATCGGGGCCAGCATTCAAATGAATCCAGAATACATTGAGCATATCGCTTTGTATAAAGACGTGTACCCAGCGGGGTACTGCCAACATTTAATTTCTGAATTTGATCGTTTAGAAAGTGGTGGCGCGGGTTCCAACCGGCAACAAAGTGAAAACGCGTTTCGGCATGTTAAAGACGACCATCAACTTTTTATTGAGTTGAGAAACCACTCTTTACGTCCTTTTGGTGAACACAACGCATGCGATTTCTTTTTTGACGGTTTACAGCGTTGCTATAACGAGTACACAAACAAATATTCTGTCTTAAAGGATAATGGGAACATACGCGCTACAGCCATGAAAATGCAACGCACCGCCTCGGGCGGCGGTTATCACGTTTGGCATGGGGAACAAGGGCCGGGTACATCAGTTGCTAGAGTGCTAACATACATGCTGTATTTAAATACAATTGGGCCTGAAGATGGGGCTGAAACTGAGTTCTTGTATCAAAAGAAACGTTTTAATCCTGTTGAGAACGCAATGGTTCTTTGGCCTGCAGCATATACGCATGCTCACAGGGGTAACCCAGTGCTTGGAACGCAAGCAAAGTACATTGTGACCGGATGGTTTTATTACGATTAAGGGGTTGATATGCCTATTGGTACTTCAAAAGTTGGCGTTCTTGGTGCGGGTATTACACCGGGCGGCACGGAAACATTTAATACGTCTGGTACTTTTGCAGTGCCCGCAGGCATTACCAAAATAAGTATTACTGGAAGAGGTGGCGCGGGCAATTCTGGTAATTCTGGAAACTCTGGGAACACAGGTAACGGCGCAGGTGGCGGCACAGGGGGGTCTTATGCAGGTGCTACTGGAGCGCCGGGGGGCGTTGGCGGGCCTTGCAATGCAAATTGTGGTAATGCTGGAAGCGGCGGAAGTGCGGGCGGTAGTGGAAATGCTGGAACAGCATCAACCGGATTTAGCCTTAACTTTCCGGGCGGAACCGGAGGGAATGGTGGAAATGCTGGATCCGCTGGAAATGCAGGCGGAAGAGGCGGTGATGGCGGAAACGCTTGCACAACAAATTGCTCGCCCGGAGGTGCAGGGGGAGGGGGTTCGGGTGGCGGAGGTGGCGGTGCAAATCCAGCCAATAATCGTTTTCAATCTGCCGGTGGCGGTGGCGCAGGGGTTTGTAACCCCGGAAATACGCCTTCTCCCGGTACATCCGGTGGCGACGGTACGCAAGGTAACCCCGGAGGGGGGCAAGGAGGACAAGGGTCAAACTGCGGTGGCGCTGCAAACAATCGTTTGCCTTGTTCGCGGGGTAAACGAGGAAATTTAGCGCGGGCCGGCGGTGGCGGCGGTGCTGCCGGGGCGTCTTTTGGCGGGGTAAACGCTGGCGGTGGTGGTGGTGGTGGCCGCGGAGGTGCTGGAGGTTCTGGTGGTGCTGGTAACCCCGGTGCTAACGCAAACAACACTGCTTATAATTGCCAAACAGTTACTTCTGGTGGCTCATATCCAATATCTATTGCTTCTGGAGGACAGATGGTTATAAATTGGAATCCACAATGAAAAAGACAGACGCTAAAAAACGCCTTGAAGAAATCCAAATCCTTGCGGAAGTTCAAGATAGAGAAGCTAATTTAACCCGCGCAAGAGCGGTTACTGTTGGTACTTCTTTTGGTGGAACCACGGAAGTTTCTATGCGCGGTAATGGCGGTCAACATTTGTGGTGCATTATGCAGCCCGTTGAAGTTATTGAGTTAATACACCAGCTTGCAGCAAATGTTGGATGTCACATAGGTTTACAGCCCCGTAAAGATTTTTCAAGTTGGCGTGATTGGAAATATACTGAGGAAGAGTTGGCGCACTATCGTGGTCCTCTTCTTTTGAATGATCAGGGTCAGCCGCACGCAAGACTTGCTGGTGTTGGATGGGCCCCGCATGCAAATGATATGGCCCCGCATCAAGAAAAGGGGCAGGTATTACCCCCGCCTGAACAACAGCCGGGTTTAAAAATTGAAGTTCCTATAAGGAGTGAAGAAAATGTTGTGGCAACTAAAAAAACTGTCAACCGGCGAAGCGCTAAACGAACCCCAAAGACTGCCTGAAAATTGGGGGCCAATCTTTGGCATGGGCGGTATTGTTGACCGCCTTGGTGATCTGTCTTGGCTCGGCGATGCTTACGCTGACCAAGGATGGGTTGAGGTAGGAGAAGAAACTTCTCCACCACTGACCGCAGATGAAGCTAATGCCACCATTGCGCATATGCTAATAAACACAGCTTGGGCTGTAGCTTCTGACGATACAACTATTACACGCGGTCAACGCGCCGATTGGATAGCGTTTCGTCAAGCGTTGCGTGATATTCCTTTGCAATCTGGTTTTCCTACAAACATTGTTTGGCCTACTGAACCAGCATGAACAAATACTTGATCCGGTTTAACAAAAGCCGAGGTCAGCCGGGTCGAGGTTCAGAAGAACATGCTTGGCGGGTATTTGAAAACGGGCGTGAAGTTTTAGCGAAACATGTTCGTATCCAAGTACCGTCATGGAGCGAAGCAGATGGGCCTGATTGGAACATTGCGTGCATAGGCACGATGCTGTTTTTTGACGACACTGACACTGTGGTAATTCAATAATGCAAGACTGGCCAGAAGCGTTTATCATTGGTGGGGTTATTGTCGCCTTCGTACTGTGGGGCACGTACACAATCATTTGGATATGGTCATGATGTATGCGCTGGTTCTTGCTGTTACTGCTGTTGGGGCTAGTTGGAGCCGTAGCCAAGAATGGCTGTCATGTGCGCGAGTTCTATGGGATCGGCTACACAATTCACAACCCGTCCGAGCGCCATCAACAAATGGTTGCGTGGTTAAAGAACAATGCACAGTATTGCAAGCCAGAAGACTATGTGGTGATTTGGAACAACCTTCCTATGTGGGCAGGTACAGCAGATTCGGCAGAAGCTCGATCTTTAATTTTGCGTGGCTATGAAGAAGCGATTAAACGTGAAAAGAAATGATTCAGCTTCGCAAATGGTATCCGTTTGTGTTCCCCACTCCATACGATGTCCGAGCAATAGCTTCGGAACGTAGGGCGGAACGACTAGAGCATGAGTACAAGGTGGCTGTAGAAGCCGAGAAGGTAAACAAAGCAGTTGATGCACTTGAGATTGAGTTGTACAACAAACGGGCAAGACAAAACACGATTGAGTTGGAAATCTTTAACAACACAAAACATTTTGACAAATACGTATGACCAAGAAACCAATAGTCAGACCAGTCAGGAAACCGCAGATGGAAACAAAAGAAAAGTTGACGCTGTGGGTCACATTGATGGTCAGCACCACCCTGTGCATCTCCGTATTGGCTATGGTAACCGCCTTTATGTTGGGTCTTTGGGCCAAGGAGGTGGACAACGCCGAGATTTTCAAAATGATTTCACCCGCTTTTTCTACTCTTATCGGAGGCATGATTGGGTTCCTGTCTGGTATCAAACTCATGCAAAATGAAGACTCTAAAAAGGATGGCAAATGCTGACACTACTCTCAACACTGATCTCGTTCCTAATGGGCGGCCTGCCCAAGCTTTTGGAGTTCTTCCAAGGCCAACAAGACAAAGCCCATGAATTGGCTCTGGCCAGACTACAAATTGAGCGTGAGTTAGAACTGCGTAAAGCAGGCTTTGAAGCGCAGGAACGGATTGAACACATCCGGTCAGATCAACTGGCAACAGAGAGTGCCGCTAACACCGCCCAAGTTCTGATTGGGGCACAGCAGGCCGAGATGCAGGCAATCTATGCCCATGACGCAAGTTTAAACGAGGGGACTTCAACATGGATGAAAAACCTGAGAGCGAGTGTCAGACCTGTCATTACCTATGGATTCTTCTTTCTGCTAGTCTTTGTGGATATTGGGGGCTTCTGGTATGGATACTATATGTCTGTCCCTTTTAACGACCTCTTAGAGATGCTGTGGGATACAGAAACCCAAGCCTTGTTTGCCTCAATCATTGCGTTCCACTTTGGTGGTCGGGCGTTTGGTAAATGAACATCTCAGACAAGTGCCTGCACATGATCCGCCACCATGAAGGTGTGCGGCAAAACCCGTATAAATGTCCAGCAAAGTTGTGGACTGTGGGCGTTGGGCATGTCATGTTTCCAGAACAGGGCAAGTTAAAGATAGACCAGCGGGATGCCTTTGTGCCACCCGCAGAAGCTATGCGCAAGTACAGCATGGAGGAAGTTGATGGAATTCTTAGAGCCGATTTGCAGCGCTTCGAGCGTGGGGTGCACACTTACTGTCCTGTCGATCTTACACAAGGTATGTTTGATGGCCTTGTTAGTTTTTCTTTTAATGTCGGGCTGGGAACACTCCAGCGTTCAACGCTTCGTCAGAAGCTGCTACGGGGCGATAAAGAAGGCACTGCTGAAGAACTCTTGAAGTATTGCATGGCGGGGGGTAAAATTCTCAAAGGGCTGCAAAAGCGTCGCATCGA